GGATGGAAGAGTGAAGTTTATATTAGGCCAGAACATATAATTAGAATGACATGGGATAGTGCAAATAAGGAGACAGATATTGTAACAGAAGAGAGTGAATTTACTGTGAAAGAAAAACCGGAGGAAATTATAAAAATGATAGAGGAGGCAGAGAAGAAATGAAGTATGTGATTGATGACTATGATTTGATAGTTTATTTTGAAGAAGTAGCTCTAGCAGGGCTACTTCTTGGAGATCATAGATTTTATCCGGTGGACTTTCTAAAAGATAAAGAGCAGGTACAGTTAGTGGCAAGTGGTAAAGTTACTAGACTTGACTGGTATAAATGCGATGGAAAGGGTTATCAGATAGGTGATAAAGATGTATCTGATATTATAAGTGAGTATAGTGGTAAAAATATTGAAGTTTATATAAAGGTTAAATAGGAGGTGAGTGGTGTGGATTGGGATAAGATGGAGAGGGTTGGTAGAATTCTTAGGCTTGTAGGATTGATACTTACAGTTTTTGTAACTATTCCTATTTTGCTTATAATGTGTACGACTATGTGTAAGTAAGTAATGTAAGTTTATAAAGTACAAAGTACAAAGTACTCCCCAAGGAGAGGTGTAAAAAAAATATATAAAGTGGTAGAAGTAGAAGTTTACACTGAAGGGGGAGTATTATTTTGGCCATAAGATGTATTAGAGAAGTATTATAGAAGTCTAATAAATTTTAGTAACAGAGGTAACTTTTGTGTGGTAATTGTGGAGCAGTTTGAGTTTAGGTGTAAGTTTTGTTAAATTTGTAAAATTTGTACAAGTCCGTCAATATTTTTGTTTATAACTTTTTAAATTTTGTAAAATTTGTACACACCGGTTAATATTTTTGTTTATAACTTTTTAAATATTGTAAAATTTAATTTTGTTTTTTCTATCAAGGATAATTTTTATATTATATTTGTATAAAAACATCTTTTTAAACACACGTATGTATTAATCCTTTTATAATATAAAAATTATCCTTGGTAGAATATACGAATTTACAAATTACAAATTTTAAATTTGTAAATTTGTACAAACCAGTCAATATTTTTGTTTATAAAAATCTAAACATGTTTATACACTTATCTCTATTCTTTCTTTCATTATAATACTTGTATAATAAAAGTATAATAGAAGTTTAATAGAAGTATAAGATTTACTTTTTCAGTTTGTAACATTTGTTAAACATGGCTGACTTAGTACTTTACCATTAACAGGTTCGGTTTCCTGTTTTAAGTCCGGTTACCGGTTTTAAATCTGGTTTCCTGTTCTCTTTTATTATGGGTTTCCTCTAATGGGCCTACTTTTTCTTTTCTCAAATGTTTTCTTTCAAAGGGGCCTACTTTCTTTTCTTTCTTTCTTTTTCTAAAGGGGCCTACTTTTCTTTTTCTTTTCTCTAAGGGGCCTACAAAACACAAAACAGTAAGTAGTAAAGTCGGCCCTCTTTAGCATAACTGGTTATTATTTAAAAGTAATCCTTGGCCTGTTATAGGCCTGTTATAGAAAAACATAAGAGACCTGCTGTAGATATAATGGGCAGTTGTTTAATGGATGTATAAGAGACATAATAATAGAGACATAATAGACATATTATTAAACTCATTAATAGAATCATTATAGACAAAATAATAGAAACATCGGTGACACGATAGTGAAGACATAAGAGAAGAATTATTGCCATAAAAAGAGAAGTATAAGAGATGCAAATTGTATATAGTAGTAACATCATATTAAGTATATTATAGGCCAAAAGTAAAAAAAAACAAACCCTCGGATGCTTGAAATAAGTTACTGGGTTTTAAAAATTATCCGGATTTTTAAACCAAATTTGTATACCAAATTTTCTCTCTTTTTCACCAACTATTACTTTACATTTGTTTTAGTTTATTATATAATCAAATTGTAGTATAATGCGTTAATTACCTATTGAAAAAATTTAAGAAAAAAGTAAATAGGTAAGGTAAAATGAGCATACAACAGCATACGCAATTAAGGCAAATTGCTAAAAATCTATATCTTAAAGGTAGGACTATAAAAGAGATTGCAGACGAACTTTGTATTAGTCCCCAAATTGTCTCTGCCTGGTCAAGAGAAGAAAAATGGAAAAACACTCAAGAAGTTAACATTATTCCAAAAACACTTACAGTACCAATACCAGATGGCTTAGACCCGCTGGAAGTTGCTTTCTTTGAAAACTTAAACACTTGTCTTACTGAAATTCATAAATATTTGCAAGTTATGCAACCAAGAAACTATGAACGTTTATTAGAACTTAGTCTCGAGGTATATAAGTTACAGATGTTACTTGCAGGAAAAGCTACTTCTCGTGTTGAAACAAGAGTTGTAAGTGATGTTGTTAATAATATCGTACATATTCTACAAATTCACATAAAAGACCAACAAACGTTAACCCAGGTTATCTCGGATATAAAAAAGTTAGCGAGGGGTGAAGAAATTGGTGCAGGTTTTGTATCAAACAATTAAACAAAAAATATTATCCGATCTTGTGGTAAAACTAGACCAACAGAATTGTGACATTCTTAGTTTCATTGCTAAAACTAAAACAGAAGATGCAAGCCCTGTAATGTTAGAAAATAGAAATTACTTGAAAGCCTTATATCAGGACTTATCACCCTATCAAGTTTATAAAAAAGCAACTCAAGTTGGTGTTACAACCCTTTCTGCTCTAAAGGCTTTATATCTTATAAAAACAAGAGGGTATAACGTTATTTATACTTTTCCGAGCCGTGAAGATGCAATGCTTTTTAGCACTAGCAGACTTGATAGTATTCTTTCTCATTCAGGCCTATCTGATGAGCTTCAATTGAATAATGCCCAGTTTAAAAAATTTTCTACAGGCCGATGGTATTTTAGAGGTACTTGGTCAGAAAAGCAAGCTCTAGAAATTCCATCTGATTTAAATATCCACGACGAACTTGACTTTAGCAAACCTGATGTAAGAGAAGTGTATAAGAGAAGACTTGATGCTAGTGACTACAAGGGGATTTGGAATATTGGTACTCCTACAATACCTGGTTATGGCATTGATAAGTTGTACAGCGAAAGTAGCATGCATACCTGGCTTATCACTTGCACACATTGTGGTAAGAATGATATTGAATTAGATTATTTTATATGGAAGGAAAAAGGTATGGATGATTGGCTTTGTCCTAAATGTGGTAAAGTTTTAGATAGGAATAATGGAACATGGGTTGCCAAGTATCCAGACCGAGAAGTACATGGATATTATATACCACAAACAATTGCACCTTGGATAAGTTTCAAAGATTTATCGGAAACTGAAAAGAATATAACTTATACGAAAAACTTTTACAATTTTAATTTGGGCTTAGCATATAGTATAGGAGATGTAGTTTTATCAACTCCGTTCTTACTTAAACTTGTTATTGATGAAGATAGTGTAGGAGATGTAGATAATGTATTTATGGGAGTAGACCAGGGTGATGAATTATATGTTGTAATTACAGCAGTAAAAGACGGTAGGAGAATTGTTGTGTGGACAGAGCGGTGCGAAAGTTTTGATAGAATCGAGAATTTGTTAGAGGCTTGGCGTGTAACGCTGTGTCTTATTGATGCTTTGCCGAATAAGCATAATGTTAGAAATTTAGTTAAAAAATATCCTGGTAGAGTGAAGATGGCCTATTATAAAGAACAGGAGACACCAATTAAGATTAGTGAATCTCGTAAAGCAGGTTATCACGATGCGTTGCTTTTAGATAGGAGTGAAGTAATGCTTGCAAATTATGAAAGTTATGTAAAAGGAAGGGTGTTACTTGCTGGAGTAGGTAGTTTTAAAACTTTTGTTGATCATCTGTCGAATATTAGAAAAGATGAAAGAGAAGATAGATACGGAGTAAGAAAGATATGGTGGACTTCTATAGGGCCAGATCACTTTTGGCATGCAGATTGCTACGCCAGTGTTGTAGCAAATCTTAGACAAGGTAAATCATTTGATGTGGTTGACTTGTATCAAAAAAGTAAATGGGAAAATAATAGGCTTAGTGCAGCGTTAGTTACAGAAGAATTAGAAAAAAGTATATCTATAAGTCCATGGAGGAAGAGTTTTAGATGGCAATAAAAAAACAACAACAAGATACTGAAAAGTTAACTGCTGAAATTGGTACATCAGGGTTAAACCGATGGGGCGGACAAATAAAAGAAGAATTTTTAACTGAACTGCAAGGTTTAAGAGGAATAAGGACTTACGAAGAAATGAGGCGTAACGATCCAACTGTGGGTAGTTTTTTGTTTGCTATTGAGATGAATTTAAGAAGGATGCGTTGGAAAGTTAAACCTGCAAACTCAAGTAAAGAAGCTCTAGATGCCGCAGACTTTTTGGAAAGCTGTTTAGATGACATGTCTCATACCTGGAACGATTTCCTAAGCGAAGTTGTAACGTTTTTACCTTTTGGTTGGGCGTGGTTTGAAATTGTTTATAAGCTACGCAAAGGTGAGAATGAAGATGAAGGTTTAACCAGCAAATTCAGTGATGGTAAGATTGGTTGGCGTAAGTTTGCTTTTAGAAGTCAGCTTAGTTGGCATGATTGGATATTTGATGATGAGGGTGGAATAAAAGCAATGGTTCAAATGGCACCTCCTGATTTTAAAATTAGAGAGATACCCATTTGGAAAAGTTTACTGTTTAGAACAAGTAAAGAAGCAAATAATCCATTTGGTGTTAGTGTTTTAAGAACTGCTTATAGAGCTTATTATTTTAAGACAAACTTAGAGCAAATGGAAGGTATTGTTCTTGAAAGAAGAGGTGCTGGTTTTCCTGTAATGAAATTGCCTGAAACTGCAACTGATGAAGATCTTGAAAAAGCTAAGGATATTGTTCGTAAAATTAGAGTTGATGAGCAAATGGGCTTGACTTTACCTTATGGTTGGGATTTTGAATTTAAAAGCCCAACAAGTGATTTAACTGATTTTAGAGAAAGCATAACAAGATATAGATATGAGATGTTGTTGTCAGTTTTAGCGCAGTTTTTAGTTTTAGGTGCAGAGAGAGTGGGTAGTTACGCGTTAGGAAGAAGCTTAAAAGACTTCTTTTTAGATAGTTTAAATGGTTGGGCTGACAATATTGCAGAAACGTTTAATAAGTTTGCTGTAGAAAGACTTATGAAACTTAATGGATTTAAACCTGAGGTTTGGCCTAAAGTTATTCATAGTGGTGCTTTACCTGTAGATCTTGAAAGTTTGATGAAATTCTTACAACCAGCTATAGAACTAGGGTTGATAACTCCAGATGATAATTTACAGGACTATTTAAGGCTGGTAGCGAGATTACCTGAAGCTTTAGAAAATAGATTGCAAAAAAAAAATCTATTAAGTAGAGAAGTAGTAAAAGCGGAAGATTGGCATCCCAATTACAGGCCGAACCAAGAAAAGCTTATTAAACTAGAAAATGACTTTGAAGAAGCAATAGTAAAATTTATGAAAAAATTTAGTGGGTGGTTAGCTGAAAATTATATGGACGTATATAGAAAAGTTGAAAAAGCTGATGTTCCTGAAGAGTGGGATCAGTGGGTTACTGAATTTGCTAAAACTATTCAGGAGCCAATATCGCTTTGTCTTGGTCTAGGTGGTGAATCTGCTAAAAACTTTCCTGCTTTTGCAGGTTTAACTATAGATTGGTCATTACAAAATGAAAATGCTATAAGGTGGATGAGGGCAAGAAGTTTAGAAGTAGCTAGTAGCGTTTTTGATACGGTAAGAGATAGTTTAAGAGAAAGCTTAAGTACAGGTTTAAAATTTGGCGAAGGATTACCCGAACTCAAAGATAGGGTGGAAGAATTAGTAACTGATATAACAAGTTGGAAAGCTAAACAAATAGCGCAAACAGAAACAATCCGCGCATATACTCAAGGAAGTTTACAAGTGTATAAAGAGTCAGGTATTGTTGAAAAGAAAGTTTGGTTAGATGGACAAGCAGGAGCTTGTCCGCATTGTAGAGAGCTAAATAACAAAATTATAGGTTTAGATGAAGCCTTTGGAGGTGTCGGTGAAGATGTTGACGGCCCTCCTGCACACCCGGGATGTCGTTGTTCTATTGGGCCTTGGCTTGGAGATACTGCTCCCAGTAAACAGCCTTCATTGACTGAGCCTTTAGAATCTTTGTTATCAAGGCCGATGGAAGCTGATAAGAAGTTTCTAGGCAATCTTGAGTTTGTCGAAGGTAATAAGAATCGAGGGGCTAACCAGTCCTGGATTTTAAGGGATAAAAGAACTAATGAAAGATGGTATATAAAAACTTCAAGTCATGATGAATTAGCTAATGAAATAATTGCGGAACGATTGGGTAAAGCTTTAGGTATAAATATGCCTGATGTCCGATTTGTAAAAAAAGTTCCTCCAGAATTGGCAGGCGATGTGGAATTGAGGGCAAATAGGGAAGCTATTACTATGATTGACTGGAATAGTAAAATGCCTAAGTACGAGTTTAAATGTTATTATAAAGTTGATGAAGTTGACTGGTCGAAAGTGGATAACGCTAATGAATTTTTCAAAATGCCTTATTTTGACTTTTTAATTAATAATCATGACAGACACGGCGGCAACTGGATGATAGGAACTAATAAACAATCAGAGAATTATTATGTTGGATTAATTGATAATAGTTTAAGTTTATATTATGTTGCTGCAGAAGATCGTGAATTTTATGAGTTAAAAGATCCAAAAAAACAGTTAGAATGGGTTATAGATACTACATTTGGTAATGCTCAAGGTATGTATGATGAGGCAGAGAAACTTTCTAAATTGAAACCTGAAATTGCTGAAAGTGCAAGACTGGATATTATTAATAAATTGCAAAATGAAATAACTGATGAAAAAATTGAAGAATTAGTAAAGGCTGTTGGTAAATTAACAGGTCTTTCAAAAGAGGAGGTAAGTGAAAAGATTAGTATTATAAAAGGTCGTAGGCAAATGTTAATACAGACAGGAGGGAAAATTTATTAAAATGAAGTACTTTATTATTACAGAATTACTTAATCCTGAAGAGATTGTCGGTTTAGTTGCATCAGATTCACAGGATGTCTATTACAGAGCAAAAGATAAAGCTATTGAAAAAGTGGTGAAATTTAGATTGGGTTATATTAAACCTCAGGAACCAGATGTTTTAGACAAACTATTAAGTGGGACTTGGCTTTTGAGAATGGATTATATGCTTTCTGATTTAAAAGAAGTACCAGGTTCTGGTGAACGTAAATTTAATGAGCTTTGTGAAACTTTTTTAAGTTAGAAAGTAAGAAGGTTATTATGCAAATAAGTGTAGATATAAAAAATTTAGAGAAAGTTTTAAACAAACTGGACTTTAGCCATTATCTTTCAGTAACTGAAAGGGCGCTGGATGCAGTATTGAACTATGGTGAGCTTGTAGCTAAACAAAATGCACCTGTTAGAACAGGACACTTAAGAAGTAGTATAACACATAAATTTATAGAACCTTTAAAAGGTAAAATTGGAACCGCAATCCAATATGCACCATATCCAGAATTTGGAACTGGAATTTATGGACCTGAGGGGAGGGAAATAAAACCTGTAAGAAAAAAGGTTTTAGCAGATAAAAGGTCAGGTATAGTTTATGGTAAATCTGTAAGAGGTCAAGTACCTAAACATTATATGCAGAAAACTTTTGATACATTAAAAAGCGACGCACCTAAACTATTTTCTAAATATGTAAAACAAGGAATAGAGGGTTTGGTAAGATGAGAACAAAAGAATATTTAGAAAATCTAATTGAAAAAATAAAGCCTTGGGTTCCTCCATATTTGTTTCAAGAATTGCATGAATCTGCTAGAGGACATGCTGGAGGCAAAGCTTATCCTAAACCTGTCGAACCGCCTGATAAGAATGAACGTAAGATTATACTAAGTATGCCTTCATTAGTTGAAAATATGGATGATAATGAAGTTTTAGATTGGCTTGTAAGATTAGATGAATTGTATAAGTTATACCAACAGGAAGGTTTGCAAGGTTTGAATGCTGAGGATTTCTTCAATGCTTTTAAAACACTAGAATCTACAGCTATACAAAGAAATTTAGAAATGCCTGAAGTCACTAACATTCCAGAATATATTGCTAAAATACAAGATGTCGAGAGTTATAATCCTAAAGATATGCGGGATGACCAGTTAAGAGATGACTGGAGAATTGTTTGTGCATGGTGGGCGAATAAGAAACAAGGTAAAGATGTAAAACTATCTTATGCAGCTATGGAAAAGTTAGCTACTCAAATTATCAAGGAATTGATAAATCGTAAAGCTATAGAATTTCATCTCAATACTATGACTCCAGAAGCAAATGATTTAACACAAAAAGTATTTAGAAATCTTAAAGCGCAAAATATTGAAATACCGATAGCTAAACAAGACTTAGAATCCAGTGATGTCCACGTAGATAAATTGCTTAATTTTGCAAATAATGATTTTGTAATTATTCCTGAGTTCATTACACTCGTAGGGTCTAGTGTATCTAGTCCTGAAACTGCAAACGATATGGATATCCTAATAAAACAAGAAAACAGAAATGAGAGCCTTGAAGTTGCTATTCGTAAGCAACTGGATCCTGATAAATCTAAAGATCTTCATTTTATATATGAACCTACAGGGCCTCACGCTGATTATTTACCTCTTTGGGATTTAGTTGCCAGAACTGTAACTGATAGGACTATAAAAGTTGTAAAGCAAGCCTTTGATTTAAATATAACATTTTTAGGCACAAGGGGCGAAATAGAGGAATATTCACAAACCCATAAAAATCAATCTTCAATACTTTTTGAGGCTGAAGGTTATAAGTTACTTGTTGATTTTGGTCCGGGCAATAAATGGCCTAATGCAGATTGTGTACTTATAACTCATGCGCACCCGGATCACTACCAGGATAATTTAAATGAATACACGAGTAATATTTGGTGTAGTAAAGTTACAGCAGAAATACTAACTAAGAAAAACATAAATGTAAATGTTTTTGAAGGTAAAAAAACTTTTGGGCCGTTTGAAGTGTTACTGCAACCTGTTACACATTCTCTTACCGCTCCTGCTAATGGTTACTATGTAATTTATAAAGACTTTAAAATTGCAGTCTTTCCAGATGTATTAGAAAAGCCTGATAACTTGGACAAAACTAAAATTTATATTGGTGACGGAGCTAGCTCAGACAAAGACCTAGTAAGATATAAAAATAATAAACCTTTTGGGCATGCTAGTATTAAAACACAATTAGACTGGTTAATACCTGAAGATATACCTAATGCTATTTTTACACACTTTGGTAAATGGGCAGTAACTATCGATGATGATAAAGTTTTAGAGAAAATTAAAGAGTTAAGTAAAGACAGAGTTGCAGTCCAGGTAGCTACCGATGGTGCTAAATTCAAGATTACACCTAAAGAAGGTTTAAAACCTATACAGCGATATATTCCTACAAAACCTTATATGGCAGGTTACACAGATACTTTTAGTGCGGATGAATTGTGGAATGCTTGGGCTAGCAAAAAGAAGGGGCCTTTTTACATATCACCTAAAGTTGATGGATTGCGATGTATTCTTCAAAAATCTGGTGAGAAAATAAGTATTTATTTTGAGGATTCTAAAGAGGAAAAGGCCGACAAATTACCAGTTTTGTGTAGTGAGTTAAAAGATTTACCTGATTTTATTATTGAAGGTGAATTGTGTATGGCTAATGATGATAAAGGTAAATTTTTAGCTAGGCCTCAAATTGTTTCCGTATTGGCCGACAACATAAATGGAGTGCCTTATGTATTTTTGTATGATCTGCTTTATTTTGGGGATGAGGATTTGCATAAGCAACCATTTTATGAAAGATTAGCAATTTTGAAAGATAAGTTTAGTAATTTAGAACATCTTATTGTATTACCTCAGATTAAGGTTACTGATAAAGAAGTTTTTTTAGATTCTTGTAAAAAAGCTTTGGAGTATGAACCTTGGACTAACTCAGATTTAGCTATTGAAGGAGTAGTAGCGCGAATTTGGGATATGCCTTATACATTTGGCGCTACTGATGATTATGCAAAATTTAAATTGTGGTTGGAAATAAAAGTTAAGGTTGTAAATATAGATAAAACTGAAAATGGTTGGGTTTATGAATGTGCATTAAGGCAAAACGATAAAGATTTAGTTTTGGGTAAGACTTTTGTCACTAAAGAAAAGTTAGCTGAAGTAGGGGACACTTTAAATGTTAAAGTAGAAGAAATTATTTTAAACCCTGATGGGACTATTAGCTGGGGTAAACCTTATCCACAAGGGGTTGATAGAAGTAGACCTGCTTATACAGTAGAACAGGTAATAGATATGGCTAGACGTAAACACTTTTTAAAAGTTATACAAAAAGCAGAAGATATTGAGACAAGATCTGAAATTTCTGAAACTTTTTGGAATGAGAATTGGTTTACATGCTATCCTAAATCAGGAAAAGGTTATTTCACATACCAGCATCACTGGAGAGGTTTAAGTGAAGAAGAAGCAGGTTGGGATGAAGCCAAACTATTAGAAACAGACCACTCAGTCCATGGTGATTTGAGATTTAGTTATGAACCTGGTTGGTTATTTGGGTTCACAGTATTTTTAAGAACTGCTAAAGAAAATAAAGAAGCAGGCGGAGACTTACTAGTTACGTTAAAGTCACCAGATAATTTACAAGGCGGATGGAAGCAAAAGGAACCTGCTGAATGGCTTAATATTGCCAGAAATAAACCTTATGTAGCAGGGCCTAAGGAAGTTGGTTCAACGAGTCAAACATTTGCTAAGTTTTTTGAAATAGATCATGGTACTTATGAAATAGGTGTTTGGAGAGAACATTCGTTTGAATTGTTTTTACAAGGAGATAAACTTAAGGGTAGATTTATAATTATGTATGCACCGGTAGGTGGCAGTAGAAAGTGGCTAATAGACAAGCCTGATGACCAGGTTCCGTACGCGGAAAAGAATAAACCTGAGGATGTATTGAAAGAATTAAAAGCTAAGGGACAAAGATATCTTATCTGGTCTAAGCCGGGTGAAAAGCCTAAACTTTATGACTTGCAAGAAAAAGCTAAATCTACTATGGGGAAATTCATTCCTATAGCTAAAGTAGACGAAGAAAAGAGGTTAATTTACGGTATAGTTATGGAACCTGACGCTGTAGATAGTCAAGGTGATTGGCAGACTGCTGAAGAAATAGAAAAAGCTTGTCATAAGTTTATGATAAAAGCGCAGAGAATTTACTTACAACATACAAAACCACTACCCGATGTAAGACCTGTAGAAAATTATATTGCACCGCAAGACTTAGAATTTGAATTTAAGGGCAATAAGCAAAAGGTAAAGAAAGGTAGTTGGATTATGGTCACATACTGCGGTAATGACAGTGTTTGGCAACTAGTTAAATCAGGTAAACTTACAGGTTATTCAGTGAGAGGGGAGGCATTCTGTGTCGAGAATGAAGAACCACCAGCCTGAGAAAACAGGACATAGTTTTTTTATACGCTGTGAGCATTGTGGTGTGCCCATTGCTGAATACAGAGGCGGTTTTTTGATTATTAAGTCTAAACATTTTGGTGAAAAACATATAAACGTAATTAACGTTTCAGATTTAGAAAAGATAGATAAAGGCTTGTATTTAGTACACGATTATAATATAATACCTATTAAAGAATAAGTTAGAGCGCCCGTTAGAGCGTGGGTTGAGATCCTGTTAGAGATCCTACAAGCAGTCTATTAGAACTGCTAAAATCAGCTGCTATACCAATTTGCAGTATTTTAAATTTCAAAAAGTGTGGAGGTGAAATTAAGATGGCTAAATTGGAAGATCTTGATATTTTCGAAGTTAGTTTAGTAGATTCTCCTGCTAATAAACGAAAATATTTGATGATTAAAAATGAAAGTGGAACTGCCGGAGATATAGATGTTGATGGCGAAAAAATTGATGAAGATAATAAAGACGTAAAGGTTGAAAAGGCGGGAGTATCTGAAGATGTCCAAAATGCAATCAAAGGAGCTTTAAAAATCTTAGATAAGTATAAAGATGACTTACCAGATAATGTAAAGTCAGCTTTAAATGCTTTAGCTAATGTAGTGGGTTATGGTTATCCTGCACCTAAAGAAGGCAAGAAGAACTCAGATGAAGAAGGTTACGGATATAAAAAACCCGCTAAAAAAGATATTGAAGGATTGTTGGATGAAATTCAAAAACAACGTGATGATTATAGAAAGGAACTAGCTAAAGCACAAGAGGAAATTAATACTTTAAAAGAAAAAGAGGAAATGAGAGAGCTTTCTGAGATTGCAAAAAGTATGAATGGTTCTGTTGAAGAAAATGTAAAATGGTTAAAGGTTTTAAAATCTAGTTTGTCACCTGAAGATTTTGCTAAAGCAGTTGAAAGAGAGAAAGCTTATTCTAATTTATTGAAGCAAAGCAGAATTTTCGGTGAAATTGGTTATCCTGGAGGAACCTTACAAGGTGCTGTTGAAAAAATAGAAACTCTTGCTAAATCTAAAGTTGAAAAATCTGAAGTAAAAGATATGGCTAAAGCTATACAAGAAGTTGCAAGAGAATATCCAGAATTATATAAGCAGTACTTATCTGAAATGAGAGGTAGAAATTAGGAGGTGATTTTTAAATGGCTACAGAACAAGCTGGAATTGATATAACTCTAAAAGCATCAACCGATTTATCATCTTATCAGTATTATTTAGTAGAGCTTACTAATGATAGAACTGTTGGCATTTGCGATGCTGTAACAGATGTAATTTTAGGTATTTTACAAAACAAACCTGCTGCTGCTAATAGACCCGCAAAAGTGAGAGTGGCAGGAACTAGTAAAGTTGTAGCTGGGGCTGCAGTAACACAAGGTGCCCTTCTCACAACTAATGCTAGCGGCCAGGCTGTAACTGCAACTTCTGGAACAGACACAACTAAATATGTAATTGGAATTGCTCTGGAAGATGCAAGTGCGGCAGGTGATATAATTGAAATGTTAATTCAACCGCAAGGTAGAGCTGCTTAAAAAGAAAGGGGAGGTGATTTTTAAAATGGCTGGAAATTTACCTGATGTTGGAGACGTTCATGTAGACAAACTTTTAACTACTGTAAGCTGGGGTTATATGAATTCTTCTTATGTTGCAGATTCGATTTTTCCGATTATTTATGTTGATAAACAATCAGATATAATCCCAAAATATACTAAAAGCTATTGGTTTAGAAATGAGGTGCAAGAAAGAGCACCCGGCACGATAGGAGCTAGAGCTGGTTATGCTGTAGATACTTCAAATAAATATTTTTGTGTAAACTATGCAATTGGAAAAATAATTCCTGATGAAGTAAGGCTAAACGCTGATCAGCCTTTTGATATGGATAGAGATGCTACAGAGTGGGTAACTGACCAGATGGCTAGAAAAAGAGAAATTGCTTTTGCTACGAATTTTATGAAAACCGGTGTTTGGGGAACTGATGTAACTGGAGGTTCTAGTTTTACCAAATGGTCAGATTATGCTAATTCGGACCCCATAGGCGATATTAGGGATGGAATAAGAACTATTTTACAACGCATTGGTCGTAGGCCTAATGTATTACTTGTAGGTGAAATAGTTTGGAACGCTTTACAAGACCATCCAGATATTGTAGAAAGAGTAAAATATACTCAGATGGGAGTAGTAACAAGTGACTTAGTTAAAGCTATACTTGAACTAGAAAATATTTATATAGCTGAAGCAATTTACGCATCAAGTCCTGAAGGAACTGCTGAAGCAAATGTTACTTACTCACCTATAATTGATGATGATGCATTACTTATTTATGTAGCGCCTAGACCCGGATTGTTTTTACCAAGTGCAGGCTATACATTTATTTGGAGACCAGCTGTAGGTGCAGGACCTCAGTTTATAAGAAGAATTCGTAAAGAAGAAGAAAAGGCCGATGTTATTGAAGCGCAAAGCTATTTCGACCAAAAAGTTTTAGCTACTGACGCAGGTTATTTCTTCTCTGACGCCGCTGACTAAAAGTTATAGAGAATCTCTCTATAAGGTAGAGGGATTCTCTATTTTATAATAATAAAAAGGAGGATGGATGGTTACAGTAATTGCAAAAAAGAAATTCAATTACGATGGTGCAGACATCGACAAAGGTGAGTTTTTTGATTTAAGAAATAAGCGTAACGATGAGAAATTAGTCGGTCTAAGATATTGTGAAGTGGCTAAAGAGTCACAAATTAAAAAAGGTTTCACTTGTGATTGCGGTAAAGTTTTTGCTACACAAGCAGAGCTTAATGCGCATAGAGAATTAAGACATAGGAGGTAAAAACTATGGGATGGAGACGTGAAAGAGCTGCAATAACAACTCCTACTGTAAGAGTAACTGGCGGCACAGTTACTTTAGGTGCTAACGGTGATGTAAATATATATAGAAGTGGAGCTAATATTTTAAAGACAGATGATAAGTTTATATCGGCAGTGGCTTTAGTTACAGCTGCAGGAACTGCTGCACCAACATTATCAACTAATGGTGAGCTTCAGGTAGCACAGGTTGGAGGTGCTACACAAAAAAATTTTTTTTTT